ATTTCTGCCGTAACCTTTCCTATGAACCCCAAAGCTAGGGTTTCAGCGGTAAAGACCGACAGAACAGTCCGTGAATGGGAAGAAGTCCTGCGGGATGCAGCGGATCTTTCCAGAAGCGAGGCGAAAGTTGCGGCGTCTGCCGTAGCGAAGGCACTTGAACAGCGGGATGCTGGCACTCAGGAAATGCCTCTTGAAGTAGTAAGTGAAATTGAAAAGCTTACTAAAATCCTAAAATCCTAAATTCAGAAAGGGCGTTATCATGGATGATAACTTGAAAACTTATCTGGAAGGGCTGAACGGTGCTTTTGAGGAATTTAAAGCAACAAACGATCAGCGTCTTGCAGAAATCGAAAAGAAAGGCGAAGCTGACCCATTAGTGGAAAGCAAGCTTGCAAAAATCGAAGCAGACCTAGACCGCTTTGAAAATGTTAACCAGAAGTTGATTCAACAGGAAAAAGCTGCTGAAGGTTTTGCTGAGAAATTGGACAGCATTGAAACAATGCTTAAGCGTCCAAACTCAGGCGTAGAAGCCAAAGAGATTGATTTCTCTATGAAGGCTTGGGACAAGTTCATGAGAAAGGGCAACGAAGGCTTAGATGCTGATGAAGTTAAAGCTCTGACTGTTGGAACAGCCGCAACTGCTGGTAACTTGGCACCAGAAGAGTATGTCGCAGAAATCATTAAAATTGTGACTGAAATCTCTCCTGTCCGCTCTGTTGCTCGTGTGCGTCAAACAAACTCGAAAGAGATTGAAATCCCACAAAAGACCGCGAACTTTGCAGCGGCTTGGACTGCGGAAACAGGCACACGCTCAGAAACCACTGGTTACACAACCGCTCTGAAAACTATTGCGACACACGAAGCTTATGCTTTGGTGGACATCTCAAGCCAGCTTCTTGAAGATGCCGCGTTCAATATGGAAGCGGAAATGAACCAAGAGTTTGCGGAGCAATTCGCTAAAGCTGAAGGCAATGCTTTCATCGTAGGCAATGGCACAAACAAGCCGACAGGTATTACTAACGGTAACGTAGTTGCTCACACCGCAACAGGTGCAGCATCAGCGGCTATCTCTACTGATAACCTGATGGACTTGGTTCATGGCTTGAAGTCAGAGTATGCAGCCAATGCTACAATGATGTTCAACCGTGCAACTTTGGGCATTATCCGTAAGCTGAAAGATACAGCGGGCCAGTACATTTTTCAAACTGGTTTCTCTGGTCAGTCTGGCGCTCCAAACACAATCATCGGTATCCCATATGTAGAAGCCCCTGATGTAGCAGATGCGGCGTCTGGCGCGAAATCTGTTCTCATCGGTGATTTCCGTCGCGGATATATGATCGTTGATCGTATTGCGCTTTCAGTATTGCGTGACCCATATAGCCAAGCGTCAACTGGTCTAGTTCGCTATATCGCTCGTAAGCGTGTTGGTGGTGAGGTTGTTCTAGCGGAAGCGATGCGCGTTCTGAAACACGCAACTTCGTAAGAATAACGGGGGAGGGGGGTTTGATCCACTTTCCTCCCTCTCTCAAAGAAAGGTGGGTAAATGAAACAAATTCAAATGATTTATAGCGTAGCTGGAGAAAGCAACGCATCTGGAACAGAAGCCCGTAAATATTTAGCTGGTGAGATTTTGCCTACAGATAAGCCTTGGCAAAAAGCTTTAGCAAAGTCTATGATTGAGCGTGGCGCGGCTATTGAAGTGCAGGGCAACGCGGGGCCAGAAGAAACAAAAGCCAAGCGCAAGAAAGCCCCTGTTAAAAAATAAGGGGGCATTATGCCAAGATCAGTTAATAGCTCTATACTTACCGCGTTGCTCGCGGATGAAGTTAAGATTTTCTATGCAATAGAATTAGATTTTTATAATGGTGCAACTAGCACTGCTACGCCTGTTTATTTCTGGACTGGAGTAGGAGATCTTGTCGAAAATTCCAAGACATATGTAGGTGCTGGAGATCTTCTCAGCATTAGCGGGATTGATGAGGTATCGGATCTCAAGGCGGCGGGTATCTCAGCGCAATTATCTGGTGTGCCATCAGACCTTGTAAGCAAAGCGCTTACTAGCGAATATCATGGTAGAGATGCTATTGTTTATTTTGGGATACATGGAAGCAGTTTCTTGACGGAAATATTTAGCGGTTACATGGATCAACTGATTATAAAAGATAGTGGTGAAAGCTCAGTCATTGAGGTCAAAATAGAAAGCAAATTAATTGATCTTCAAAGGATTAGGCCATTTAGATATACAGAAGAAGTGCAAGATCAACTATATAATGGAGATACCTTTTTTTCTTTTGTGCAAGACATGCAAGACAAGAAGGTAAACTGGGGGCAAGAAGATTGAAGTATCGGCAAGAGTTTCTTGCTTCTATATATTTAGAGATACAAGAACTTCTAAAACTTCACTGGCAAGAAATAGCTCTTAATAAAAGATTTATTCATTTGAACCCAGATTGGGATCAGTACAAGGAAGCTGAAAGGGCTGGTCAACTTCAAATATTTACAGCTAGAGATGATGAGAAGCTTGTAGGATATTTTGTTACTACGACCTCAAGATCACTCCATTATAAAGATCATGTCTTTGCAACAAATGATGTTATCTATTTGCACCCAGATTATCGTAAGGGATTAGCTGGGTGGCATCTTCTCAAGACTGCGGAGAAATATTTAAAGCAAGATGGAGTTTCATTGCTCTTTGTAAATACAAAAATTCATAAACCCTTTGATGTATTACTTACAAGATTAGGGTATAACCATATTGAGAACGTGTTTTCTAAGAGGCTTTTCTAATGGCTATTACAACGGGAACCCTAATTTTAGGCGCTGGGTATGCTACCGTTACCTATGCGATTGTAGGGGGCATTGCTCTTTATGGAGCGGCGTCATTATTTGGCGTTGGTAGACAGAAAATGCCAAAATTTGGCGGCAGTGGGCTTACCAACAATATTGATCCTGTCGCAGATTTTGAGATTGTTTATGGCGAAATTCGTAAGGGCGGCATAAAAACATACTTAGAAACGACCAATGATAATAAATATATGCACATGATCATTACTCTCGCTGGTCATGAGGTAAATAGTATAGGCGATATTTATTTAGATGATGAGGTTGTTTCATTTAGCGGATCAGATGGTTTAGTTACTACTTCAAAATGGGACAGCAAAGTTTACATCAAGAAATTTACTGGATCATCTAGTCAAAATGTACATTCAACACTTAGCTCACTTACAGATAAGCCAGTTCAAATAAACTCTAATTTCAGAGGGCGTGGTATTGCGTGTCTTTATGTAAGATTTGAATATGATGCGGATACTTTCGCAAATGGAGTTCCCCTTGTTACAGCAAAGATCCAAGGGAAAAAGCTTTATGATCCCAGAAAAGATAGCACAAATAGCGCTTATGATAGCTCTTTAGGAGTTAGCACACATAGAACTAATGACTCCTCTACGTGGCAATATTCTGATGAACCAGCATTAGCAATTAGAGATTATCTTACATCAAATCTTGGTCTTGATGCAGAGCAGTCAAGAATTGATGACCAGATGATTTCATCAGCTATAGCTGATTGTGCTACAACTGGAGTATCTGGATCTCAGGAAAATTCATTTAAAATAGGTGGAGTAATTACTACTGGAGCTACTCCAGAGCAAAATATCAATACTCTACTAACATCATTGAATGGAACACTCTTTTACAGTCAGGGAGAGTGGAAACTCTTAGCTGGCGCGTATCAAACACCAGATGCTTCTGTAAGTGGTGCGAATGCTTTTGGATATGATGATATAAGGGGTGAGATAAACATATCTACCCGCTTTTCCAGAAGGGACACTGTCAATACGATTAGAGGCACATTCATTGATGGATCTAATGACGGTAGGTTTATTGCTACAGATTATCCGCAACAGCAAATTCCAGATTTGTCAGAAGATAATAATGAAGTTTCTATATTAGATCTTGAACTTCCAGTAACAACAAAAAGCGCAGCCGCGCAAAGGATAGCTAAACAAATTCTTTTTGTAGGCAGGGAGCAAATTACTGTTAGCTCTGATTTCTCTTTGGAAAAAGCTTTTGGTGTGCAGGTTGGGGATACTATTCAGCTGTCATTAGATAGATATGGATGGAACCAAAAAGATTTTAGAGTAACCTCATGGAAAATGAGCGGTCTTGATGGATCTGCACCATCAGTAAATCTTGAACTTCAAGAGACATCTACAACGGCTTATCAGTGGTCAATTAGTTCTGATGAATACAAGCAGATTACTCAAAATAATACGAACCTTGGTGATGCTACTGCGGGCTTGTCAATCAGCAATCTTACTGCAACTCCGACATCAGCTATTCAAACAGATGGTACGGTTATTTCAAGGATGCTTTTGTCTTGGGATGCAGTAAGTAGTCCAATATTTCAACACTATGAAGTTCAATGGAAGCCAAGTAGTCTTTCAAATTATTCTACAACTATTACTCCCAATGCGGCTATTGAAATTGAGGGTTTGACAGCTGGAACTACTTATAATTTTTCAGTTAAAGCTGTTACTATAAGAGATAATTCTGGAACCCCTGCTCCAGTAAACGCAACAGCTGTTACTGATACAACCGCGCCACCAGTGCCAAGCGCCCCAACTGTAACAGCGGGTGTAAAGCAGTTAGAGATTTCATGGGAAGGATACTCATTCCCTTCTGACTTTGGTTCTATGAATGTTTATCATTCTACTGCTTCAAATGGAACTTATAGCAAGATTGGATCATCCGCTGGATCAAGCCTTGTTCATAGTGGCTTAACGCAAAATACAACCCATTATTATAAGCTTAAAGCTCAGGATTTTTCTAGTAATATTTCTGATTTTAGTGCGGTAGGAAATGGCACTGTTTCATCAGATGTCGTAGGTCCAGCGGGATTATCTACATTCCAAGCAACAGTTTACAAGAGAGCTACATCTGCACCAAGCGCACCATCTGGCGGTTCATTTAATTTTGGCACTAATACCCTAACACCCCCAACGGGTTGGTCTGCAAGCATCCCATCGGGAACAGACCCAATTTATGCGTGTAATTTCCAATTCCAAATCCAAGGCGATACTGGTTCAGAGACAGC